AGACCAACAGCGAGTGGATGAAGGAAGAGATCGGCAGCTTCATGTCCGGCGTGGAGTGCCCGGACTGCCACGGCAAGCGCCTGAAGCCGGTGGTGCTGGCAGTGACCGTTGGGGATAAGAACATCAGCGAGTTCTGCGAAATGTCCATCCGGGATGAGCTGAAATTCATTGCCGAAAATGAGCCGAACCTGACCGAGAAGCAGAGGCAGATCGGCGGTCAGATCATGAAGGAGATCCGGAACCGCTTGCAGTTTTTGCAGAGCGTGGGTCTGGATTACCTGACCCTGGCCCGTGCGGCTGGCACCCTGTCCGGCGGCGAAAGCCAGCGCATCCGCCTCACCACCCAGATCGGCAGTGCGCTGTCCGGCGTGCTCTATGTGCTGGACGAGCCCAGCATTGGCCTGCACCAGCGTGACAACGACAAGCTCATTGCGACCCTGAAGAACCTGCGGGACCTCGGTAATACCGTCATCGTGGTCGAGCACGACGAGGATACTATGCGCAGCGCGGACTATATTGTGGATGTGGGCCCCGGCGCGGGCGTTCACGGCGGCGAGATCGTGGCGGCGGGCTCCGTGAAGGATATCTGTAAGGCCAAGCGGAGCATCACCGGCGATTATCTTTCCGGCCGCAAGCGCATTGCCGTGCCCCAGACCCGCCGCACCGGCAATGGGAACTTCCTGACCGTGAAAGGTGCCCGGGAGAACAACCTGCGCAACATTGATGTCCGGTTCCCGCTGAGGGAGTTCGTCTGTGTGACTGGCATTTCCGGTTCCGGCAAGTCCAGCCTGATCAATGAGATCCTGTACAAGACGCTGGCCTGTGAGCTGAACGGTGCCCGCAGCCGTGCGGGCAAGTGCGACGGGGTGGAGGGTCTGGAGTTCGTGGATAAGGTCATCGGTATCGACCAGCAGCCCATCGGCCGCACGCCCCGCTCCAACCCGGCCACCTATACCGGTGTGTTCAACGATATCCGCGCCGTCTTTGCCGAGACCCAGGATGCAAAGATGCGCGGCTATGGCCCTGGCCGGTTCAGCTTTAACGTCAAGGGCGGCCGCTGTGAGGCTTGCGAGGGCAATGGCATCCTGCAGATCGAGATGCACTTCCTGCCGGATGTCTATGTCCCCTGCGAGGTGTGCAAGGGCGCGCGCTATAACCGCGAGACGCTGGAGGTAAAGTATAAGGAAAAGACCATCTCCGATGTGCTGAACATGACCGTGGAGGAGGCGGTGGTGTTCTTTGCCAACCAGCCCAAGATCGCCCGCAAGCTGCAGACTCTGCTGGATGTGGGCCTTGGCTATGTGACCCTGGGTCAGAGCGCCACCACCCTGTCCGGCGGCGAAGCCCAGCGTGTCAAACTGGCCAATGAGCTAGCCCGACGCAGCACCGGCAAGACGGTGTATATCCTCGATGAGCCTACCACAGGCCTGCACATTGCGGACGTGCATCGCCTGATCGAGGTGCTGCAGAAGCTGGTGGATGCGGGCAACACGGTCATTGTCATTGAGCACAACCTGGATCTCATCAAGTGTGCCGATCACATCATTGACCTTGGCCCTGAAGGCGGCAGCGCCGGCGGCCTGGTGATTGCCGAGGGTACGCCCGAGCAGGTGGCCGAGGTGCCCGGCAGCTTTACCGGCCAGTACCTCAAGCCCCTGCTGGAAAAGGACAGGCAGCTGCGGGCCGCAGACGCGGAAACTGGTGCAAAAGCAAAAAAGTAAAGCGGCGCTCATACGACGAAAATCATACTTTTCTTGAAAAAATCAGAAAAAGATGCAGAAAAGTGTTGACAAAACCCGGAAAGATGCGTATAATATCTTTTGTCGCCAATGCTTCGGTAGGGAGGCAGAGGACGATATCCGGGTGTAGCGCAGTTTTGGTAGCGCGCTTGAATGGGGTTCAAGAGGCCGTGAGTTCGATTCTCGCCACTCGGACCAGATGATTCCCAGTCGAACAACTGTTCGGCTGGGAATTTTTTTGGTTTTCGGAAGCAGACGCTTCGGAAAGATTAAAATAAATAAGCATTTCCGTGTCTGTAATCTCGATGCGATTTACAAAGGTATCAATGATCCTGCGGTTATAATCCTCGGTACGTTCATTGGGAGAGATAAGGAACTGCTCCAATAGGAAGAGGATGCGCTCACGATCCAGAACGGGTGGATGAACTTCTTTCAGGGATTCTAATTGATAGTTGAGGGTGCTTTCCTGCTGCTCCAAGTCAGCAAGGCGGGCGGACAGACGAGAGCTGGCAGTACCGTTTTCAATGGATTCAATGATATTGTTGATTTTTCGGTGCACATCAGCCAGGTTTTGCTCTAACATTGCACGCTCTGGATCGGGCTGGTTGACATCTGCCTGCTGTGCAGCGGCAATAGCGTCGGCCAGATATTCAAGAGTGTCTGGACGAAGGATATTTTCACAGATGGCATTGACCACAAGATTCTCGGCAACATCTTTTGGGATGTTTTTCTTTTTGCAGGTACCGCCATCAGCTTTATTCCCACAAGCGTAGTAATAGTAAACATCGTTGCGGCAGTTGTGGCCGGAGATACCCCGCATCAGGCTGTGGCAGCAGCCGCAGAAAAGCTTGCCAGAGAGCAAGTAATCAGCATGGGAACTATGTGGTGCACGGTGCTGTTTATTGAGCGTGAGCATTTTCTGCGCCCTCTTCCATAAATCATCGTCGATGATGGCGGGAATTGCACCATCAATGCGGACATCGTAGGCCTTGCAGATATAGACACCATGATAGGCTTCATTCTGGATGATACGAGGAATGCTGCATTTGTTGAAGGCGTTGCCCTTGCTGGTACGGAGCCCGGCAGTGTTCAGCTGCTCCACGATGGAAGCGCTGCTTTCTCCGGCCGCATAGTGCTCAAAGATGAATCGAATGGTCGGGGCGTTTTTCTCGTCGATAATAAATCGCTTGTGTTCATCCGTAGTAAGCCCCAGGGGGCGGCTGGGATTGATGGCTCTTCCTTTCAATGCGGATTCCCGCATACCACGCCGCATCTTTTGAGCCAGTTCTGCGGAATAGTATTCGGCCAGAGATTCCATCAGACCTTCCAGAATAATGCCCTCGGGCCCTTCCACAGAGCTTTCGGCTGCATAAAGAATGCGAACTCCGTTATCCCGCAGTTTCTTTTTGTAGACCGCGCTATCATAGCGATTGCGGGCGAAGCGGTCGGTTTTCCAGCAGATCACGAGATCGAACAGATGCTTGCTGCTATCTGCGATCATCTGCTGAAAAGCCAGCCTGGATTCAACACCACGGCCCGAAATGTGCCGGTCAATGTATTCATGCACGATTGTCAAGCCATGCTGCCGGGCGTAGGCTTCGCAGTCCCGGCGCTGGCCCTCGATGCTCTGCTCGGTCTGCTGGGAACCACCGCTGTAACGGTAGTAGGCAACCAGACGGTTCCCGGGAGACACTTTCTTTCTTCTTGCCATGATTGCTCCTTGTGCGCTGAGCAGGATCATGGTACAATGAAATTGCTCAGCAGGCGTGTTTTCTTATTCTATGATTATTCTCCGACAGACAGATTCCCCATCTGGCCCCGGTGGCTCTATCGTACAGAGCTGCCGGGGATTCTTTTTGCAATAAAAACGACCCCACCATGGTACGCATCGTTGAGAGGCGCGGCGGGGTCTGCAGTACGATTTTAATTGGTATGTTCTGAGGAGTCTGCCCCCAACTGCGCCCTTAGAAGCTCCATCATATTTACCATGGGAAGTATGATCTTACCGTTATTCAGGACGGTGGTAGAAATTGTTTCGATTTTACCCCGGGCGATACTATAGAGAGCGGTTGAACCATTCAGCCACAAGGATGCGGTGAAATCTTCATCTTTTGTGGATGCAGAAGTGCAAAACTCGCCGATCAATACGATATGATATTCCAGCTTGGCATCGGCGTTGTCCGGAACAGAATAACTTCCATCAAGGGTCAAACGAACCTTGCCCAGCTTTTCTGTTTCATCATCAGAAAGTGAAAGATTGCTCACTGCCACCTTTACGTCTGTTTTCAAAACAGCATCATCGCCAATATCAAGCAAGTTGTTTGTAATGGTGCATTCTGTAATGAAACTGTTTTTATATTGGATGTTGGCCGAAAATTCATTGACATTCACGATGCGATCCCTCCCGGTGCCACTTTCTTGAAATCAATACGGAGCGCGTTTGAGAACTCGGTTTCCTCAGAAACAACGGTATGAATACTTTGCGAACGCACAGGAAAAGGCTGAACAGAGACAGATACTTCATCAAAAGTTAAGGGACACTGTACAGAAAGTTTGAGCGCATTTGCGATTTCCACTAAGGTGTCGATGGTGTAATTGCATTCGCCGCTTTCCCAGCGGGATACGAGGCTTTGTTTTACACCCATTTTTTCGGCAAGCTCTTTCTGGGACAAATTGAGCTGCTTGCGCGCCTCCCGGATGATCTGACTGAGTTCAATGTGAAGCGCGGTCTTAGCTGTTTCTACAACAGACATGCTCTGGGTCAGAGCTTCCACCAGATCAGTCAACGTTGCTTTGCAGGACATGTTCATCTCTCCTTTAACAATTCTTCTAAACGCTGCCTTGCGATTGGAGTATATGCTGAATAACTGGTTTTCTTTTTGCCTGCCCGTTCATAGAAAGCAGCCAATAAGTAAAGGTGCCCCTCCTGATAAACGAACAGGATCCGAACATTGGATGACGTAAATGGAAAACGCATCGAACAGAGCGGAGCTTCTCCGGCGAGGTGCTCCATGGGAGCTCCTTTCCCTTTGATCGCATCATCTCCGTATGAGTTCAGATTGAAAAGATACTCTTCCAGCTTTGACAGGAACTGCCCTTCGACACCTGCGCCTTTCAGGACCGCAAGCAGCTCGCTGATCACGGCGGAATGCAAGGTTATCATACTCTCGTATTTTGAAAACAGTTCAATCAACAACCGCAAAAATCGATCTTTGTTCAGAAAAATCACTTCCTCCAATATGAATTATATCACTTAAAAGTTATATTTTCAATAGAACGCTCCACAAAAACGTGAAAAGCCCCGCCATGGTACGCATGGATGCTCATCCCCCTACCGGCTGAGCCCGGCGGGGGTGTTGTTTTGCCCTGCTGGTGTTGTCGCACTGGCGGGGTTATTTTTGTTTGTGGGACTGATTCCAAAATGAAAACAGTTCATTTGAGCGGATAGCCGTTTTTGGTAACAACTGTTTTTTCAACAAGGCTTATGCCGTCAAGGTTGGATTTGCGTATACCGCCACCATTGACATAAACATCGTACAAAGTGAGAATTTCGTTTTTCATTTCATCAGTGAGAGTAAAGTCGAAGCTTTGCGTTGTTCCCTGGAGCCTTATTTTAATCTCATCATTTTGATGCTGAATCAAATCATCCATGAAAGAAAGCATTTGATTTGTCAAATCAAAACTGATGTTTTCAAAGACGGTCCCATCGCTTCCGAGCGAATAGGAATGATTACAGTTAGAGAATATGTAGCGGTTATCACCGATTTTAATGAGAATCGAGTTGAGGTCTGCCCAATGGTATCCATGATAATCAAATTCCAAAACGTAAAAATCGGCGGGATCTGTTAGACTGATAAAGGGGCTGACTAAGATAACAGCACTTGCGGAGGATGTGACAATAGTTTTACCATCTGCCCATCCTGAGGAACGAACATAGGTTATTCCAGTCATATCATCTGCAGTAAGGCTGAGATCATCTCTCCCATTAAAAATGCTGCGATTAAATTCAGCAGATGCAAATGCAGAAACAGGGATAGAAACCATTAGCAGAACAATTAGTGCAAGGGAAATAAGTGTTCTTTTCATTTAATGTCCTCCGCCTTAACTAACGTTGCGATAGGAATAAGATTTGTAAAAACGGTAGCAACTTTTTTCCCGCAAACCGGGCATAAAATATCTTCAAGATCCCGAAGTCCTTCATGAGTAGATGTGCTATCATACTCCAAAAGTGAACCACAATTATTGCAAGTTGTACGGTGAATCATAATGGGTATATCCTTTCTGCAATGAAAACTTAGTTTACAGCGTCAAAACAGTCATCATAGCCATGTTCATAGCCTTCGTCATAGGCTTCTTGATAATTATCTGCTGCGCCGTCCGGGTAACCAGCGTCATAACCATGATCCCAGCCTTCATCATAACCTACCGAATAGCCAGCATCATATTCATTGCGAATACTTTCGTTTTCCACCCGGCAAGCTTCGTATCCCGCCTTATAGCCTTTGTTATATGATGCTTCCTGATTCTGAGCATAGCCATCATCGAATCCATCGTCCCAACCATTATTATAGCTATCATGGGACATCTGAGAAACGGCATTTTGATAATACGGAGAATCAGGACGATAGAAATCATAATATCCGGCACCAATACGGATACCGAAGTACAAGCCAACAAGAAGAAAAACAATCATTAGAATAGTGATAAGAAATAAAAAGCGATATTTATGTGATTTTGGATCAGCCACCATAATTCCTCCCTTACTTACGCTTCTTTCGTAACCAATCCATCCGCAGCAGGTTTTTTATAGTATCCTGTACGATGCAAGTCCTCTGCATACTCAATGACCTTAGCCTGACCTTCTTCATTCAGTTTATCGAAAACCGAGAGCAAAGAGGTCTGGGCCTTGGTGAGGGAGGCCTGTGCTGGTTCGGCATCTTCCATTCCCATTAAATAAGTGGGAGTGGTATCTAATACCAATGCAAGTTTTTCAAGAATAGAACGTTTCAGGTTGACAACAAGGCCGTTTTCGTATTTGTAGATGGCCGCTTTTTGCACACCAACTTTGGCACCGAGTTCTTCCTGCGTCATCTGATGCTCAATGCGAAGCTGGCGTATCCGTTCGCCGGTGGTCATAGGACATCACCCTTTCATACGTTGTATCTTAATAATAACACAGATAATCTAAAAAGCAAGAAAAAATATCTTGACAAGATTCATACAACATGCTAATATTTAAGTATCCTAAAAAGATACTTAAATATAGAACAATATTTAAGGGGATGGATGAACGGAGGTGAAAAAGGGTGAATAAGAGAAAACTCAATGCTGTTATGCAGTTGCATGGGGAATCGCAACAAAATCTGGCGGATTTCCTCGAAATGAGCCTCTCACGGTTGAATGCCAAAATCAATGAATACCGTGGAGCGCAGTTTCGGCAGAATGAGATTGCAGCCATTCAGGAGCATTACGGTTTGACCGCCGAGGAAGTGAACGAGATATTTTTTGCTTCATTGGTATCTCAAAAAGATTCTAATGGACCGGCGGCTTGACCCCACCGACCCGAAAAAGAGCGCATGAAAAAGCCCCGGCGGGGAGCCGGGGACAGAGAGATGAAAGGAGAAAATAACGTGACGGTAAAGATTACAGGTAACCCCAAAGAAATTGCCGCCCTTGTATTAGCGGTACAGGAGCGGCAGATTCGGGATGGCTTTATTGGAAAGCGTCCGATTGAGGATGATGGAATCAAGGATTGTGCAATGACGGCAGGTTTGTCAGAAAAGAGTTTCGGGTGATGTGATCCACTGTGCCCCGATATCCTGAATAACAAGGATATCGCATTCTTCACTGACGGTTTGATTGATCTGGGCATAGTGCTGAACCCCGGCAACGGAACGGGTCAAGAATCGCAGATAATTGATGGATTCCTGAAGCGGAAAGGCATTGCGCTCCACCGGAAACATGTCGGTCAGCTTTATCAGTATCTCTGATTCACCGGAAAATGCGAGACAGTTTCCATTTTCATTGGTTAATTCCGTAATGGCTTCAGACACCAATGAAGTGGATAAGACGATGCGATTGCCGTTACTTATAGCAGCACCGATCAGAACAACATTCCGTTTTCCGGCAATAGCCAGAAGCTCCTGCTTGAGCAGCCGGAGTTCATCTTCGATGGAAAGAGATTCATTCAACTGCGAAAGACATCGTTTGATGGTACAGGACGTACGGGTCTGATTTTCCAGTCCGGATGCGCCGGTATAGGTGATTCCGTGGCCGGATTTTGTGAGGAAGATTTTTTGCTCATGATCAGTGAGAACAAAAGATTCTGTTGAATTTGTTTGTTCATCGGAAATTGTGGTCGTTAATCTTCGATCTGCGGACATTACAATTCCATACGGATTGGACAAAACGATAGCCAGTGACATTGTCTGAGTAGCCTCCTTTTGATTTTGAGTATAGCACAGAGGAGAAGAACGGACAAGAACACATGAAAAAGCCCCGGCGGGGAGCCGGGGGAAATGGAGAAATTATGAAGTACGAAGAAATTATGGCGGCCATCAAGGACATCAATGGCCCGTGGAGCAATGCCGCCTGCCTAGGCTACTGCCGGATGGCAATGCAGAACGCCGGAGTAGACGAGTGTACCCAGCGGAAGGTTCTGCGGGAACTGAAATCCTGTTTTGATCTGGTGAGCGTGGAAGAAGCGGCACAGGCTGGCTGAGAAAGGAGAAGACCATGGACCGTTATATGATCGTGATCCCGGCGAAGAACCGGGCATTCAACATGAAGTGTGATGATGGTGACAGCATGAAGCTGGAGACCCTGCAGAAGCTGGTGGGCGGGCCAATCGAGCCGGTGAGCAGCGTTCTGAGCGCCGAGTGGGCGCGGGAGAAGGATGTGGACGGCATTCTGCTGCTGGTGAACGAGGAAGGGCTGATGAAGGAGCGCCCCCTGACGAACCAGCGCGCCAGTGAGATGACGGCGGCAGAGCTGGTGGGCCCGGCAGTTGTGGCCGCAAAGCGCGGCGATGAGCTGATTGGCTTTGCAAAGCCTGTGGTGGAGACCATCTGCGCCGAGTGGCTGTGAGGTGCTGCCATGGGCCGAAGGAAAAAGCAGGAGCTGCCTTTTGAGCACTGGCAAATTATTGAATTGCTGCACATCGCACAGGATTTTTACTCAAAACCGGAGAATGAGGCTGCATTTCAGGAATGGAAGGCGGCCAGAGATGCGAGAAAAGCAAAAAGGCCCGCCGGTGCGGGAACACCGACGAGCCAACCAGGGTGATGGTTTGACAACACATCACCAGAAGTTTAACACAGAGTGGGAGGATTTGCAAATGAAAAAGAAAATCACGGGCAGCGTGCTGAGCGCCGGTGCCATTGTGCTGGGACTGGCTGCCGTAGGTTGTGGCGGGGCCATTGAGAACGCGGCCAACGGCTGGGCAATGCTGGGCTACACGCTGCTGGCCATTGTGCTGGGGTGTGCAGCCCTGGCGCTGGCCGGGCTGGGCCTGGTGGCAGAGCAGCGGAAGGAGCCGCAGAAGATCCACAAGGTACCGGAGAACACGGTGAAGAAAGCCGTCTGCGGCAGAAAGGCGGGGTAAGGATGAAAATCACGATTTACAGAAATGGAAACGATGGCGGTCTGAGCATTGAGGATGGTGAGAGTGCAGCGGATGTTACACGGGTGATAATGCAGTCGGCAGTAAGTTTTGTTGTCGGCAGCGTGCCCAGTGACCTGAACAACACTCAGAAAGAGGAGATTATTCGGAACTTTGCAAAGGCCGCTGAACTGGAAATGCGGTTGGCACTGAGCCGTAACCCGGTGACAGGCCGTTTTGAGGATAAAGAAGCTGCTTTTATGGAAGAGCTGATAAAACGGGCGATGGAGGCCAAGCAGAAATGACGCTGGAAGAGTACAAGAACATTTTGATTACCGGGACACCGAGTGACCGGGCGCGGGCCATTGCCGAGGCCGGGAACGACAGGAGCCTGACCGACGAGGAGTTCCACGAGCTGACGGCCATGATCAAGGGCGTTGTGCGGCCCGGGCGGCGGAAGATGACCCCGGACGAGGCAAAGCTCTGGGCCGAGGTGAGCCGGATCAACACCCGGTTGAAGGACGAGATGGTGAACGCGGGCTTTGCGGTGAGGGCCCTGCCCGGCGACCTGCAGGAGGATGCGATCAACGTTCTTTCCCGCACGGTGAGCGGGATGCTGGGCGACCTGACCGCCATGATGGCAGAGACCGGGGAGCCGTGAGATGGACGGCACCCAGTGTGTACATGTGTTTGAGATCACCCGGAGCCGGTGCCTGAGTTGTGGGGGCCGGAACCGGGCGTGCGGGGAATATGAAGAACGGAGATACGATGAAAAACAATGCAAGGAAAATGGCGATGGAAAACCAGATCGACCTGGTACAGCAGAACGCGATTGACTTCACCCATGCCTGCATGACCATTGCGCTGCATGAGGTGTTTGGCGTGGGCAAGGAACGGCTGGACAAGGTGACCCGGCGGAAAGATGAAATCAACGGGGAACTGATGCGGCGGATGGCCCTGCCTGCGAAGAATCGGAAAGCCCAGCTGGACGAAGCGGAAAAGTGGCTGGTGGGGCTGCTGCCGGAGGGAGTTGTCAGCGTGTTTCGAATCCCGGTGGTGAAAGGTGTGCCCCGCAAACGGCGGGAAGTACAGCTGAAGATGGCGATTGACAAGGCCGCTACGCTGGAATGGCGCGGCTACGCGGCCGCCTGCGCCCAGGTGCTGGGTTTCGGACCCCAGCGGCTGGAAAAGCTGCGGCAGGAGACGATTGCAAATTTCGGCCAGCTGAACGAGTGGGTGGAACAGGATGGTGTGGACGTGGCCATGGAAATGCTGTGCCGCTGCGCCAGGGATGCCTACAAAACGGATGTTCAGGTGGAAGATGTGCCGGACGAGGCCGTGCTGGAACGCCAGCGGCGGGAAACCGCGGCCATGGTACGGCAGCTGGAAGTTCAGGCCGTGCGGCAGGAAGTGAGCCGGATGCGGGTGCCCTGTGTGCTGCCGCTGTCGGAAGCGGCCATGCGGGAGAAAGTCGAGGCGGTGAATGCCTGCTTTGATGCGGCAACCACGGGCGCGGCTACCGGAAGCAACCTCTCACCGCTGCGGTCTGGCTATGCCAGCGCATTGCAGAGCTCCCCTGATATGGGAGCCAAGGATCAAGGAGGACGATAAGATGAAGAGTGGATGCAGATGGGTATACACCCTGATGGACTGGGACACCGGCGAGGTGGTGGCCAAGGGCACCAGCGTGGAGCTGGTGGAGCAGGGATATTTTCCCGATGTGAACAAGCTGAGCAGCGTTTGGAATAATCTGGAAAAATGCAAGAACCCCAGCCCGAAGAACTACCGGTGGAAGATGGAGCGGAAGAGCACCAAGGACGACCGGGTGGAGAGGGCCCGGGCAGAAGGCCTGAGTGCGGACGAGCGGGCCGAGACCCGGATGGTGCGGGTGTACAGCTGCTACGGTGCGGACGGCACCCTGCTGGGCAAGGGCACGGCGGCAGAGCTGAAGGACAAGGGATTGTTTGGCAGCGAGGGCATGGTGCACGAGTGCTACCGCAAGCGGGGCGGCGTGTACAAGCCCGGCGGCGTTACGCGGATGGAGATGGAGCTGTGCCAGAAACGGATCCGGCACCCCATGAAGCTGCCGGATCAGCCGGCAAAGGTGAAGCGCAAGCCCATTGGCGGCGTGATCGACCCCAGCGCCCTGGCCTATGACGTGCACGACCTGATGATCTACAACGAGAAAGCCCGGAAAATTGGAAAGCCGGAACTGACCTACGGATACTGGGCGGAAAAAGGAAAGCCCGCCACGCCTTAAACACCTTAATTTATTATGAAGAGCAACGGATACGATGGACCTGAACGTCCACCGTATCCGTTACGTTTCATAATACCTTTATAAAGAAAGAGGGGGAAGGTCCCTCCTTGGGGAGCTAGTATACCCGTTATTTCTGTGACGGTGGGGTCACGGGAAAGAGAATATCAGCAGAAAGTAAAAGCCAGCAGGAGGGCACCGGGATGCGCTGTAACTACATCCGAGAGAAAAAATACCAGTGCGGGGATGACTACATGGCAGTCGGAGTGTTCTCCATCATCCCCCAGGAACACCGGGGCCGGGGCAAGAAGCGGAAGGAATCCAGCGAGGGGCAGAAGGCGAAGAACAAAATGGATTCCCTGCGCAAGCGCCAGAGAAAGGCGCTGACCAATTTCAGTCCGGCGGGAATGTTCCTGACCGGTACATACGAGGATTCATTTCTGCCGGAGGACATTCTGGCCTGCCGGAGAGACGTGGAGAACTACAAGCGGCGGGTGATGGCGGCCACCTGCAAGCGGTTCGGGGCAAGGCGGGAGGACATCCGCCTGATGCTGGTGGCGGTGCGCAAGGGAGAAGCAGGACGGCTGCACATGCACGGTTTTGCGGAATGCCCTGGCCTGACCGCGGCCCAGCGCCGGGAGTGGCGGGAGATGCTGGAGGATCTGTGGCGGCGGCGTATCCCCGGCTCCAACGAGTTTGAGCCGCTGGGAACCATGAACGTGGACAGAATCGATATGAAAAAGCTGCTGGGCAAGAGCGGGCAGGGCGAATACGGCACGGTGGGCTACCTCTACGGCCACAAGGAGCGGCTGTGGGTGGAAACGGCCAACCTGCGCCCGGCCATTGAGCAGGCCCCCAACGATGGCAGATGGAGCCGGAAACAGCTGCGGGCCGCCTGCGGGGAAAAGCAGAACGATGCCCAGTGGTGGGAGCAGCGGTTTCCCGGCTGGAAGATGGAAAAGTGCATCGTGCTGGAGCCCGGCGGGCTGCATGAGAGCCCGAAGCGGGAAGGAACCGGCTGGGAACGGCTGGAACCGCAATGCTATGTGATCCTGCGTCGGCGGGAGGCTGCGAAAGTTCGGGCCCCGCTTGCGGGGTCCATACGCAGTCGGAGCGAGTGAAGCCGGATGCTTGTGCCCGCGCAGCGGGCGTTCCCCGCAGGGGAAACTATTCGGCTGAGTGAGTGCAGACGGACGTGGAAGCTGTACGATGGAAACGCACTGCGCGGAGGCAGGGGACAGAGCCTTGCGAAACCTCGCACCTGACAGATAAAACACCGGTATTTTGCGCGTTATACCCATGCGAAAAGAGGGTGGAGCGGTGACAAAAGAGCAGAAGAAAGCGACCCGGCAGGCTCTGCGCCGATATGGCGAGGGGTCTGTTTGTGCTGCCTGGGCGCAGGTGATCGGGGCGGTGCTGGCCTGGTACGACCGCAATGACCCGGTATGCGCCAAGCTGCTGCGGCTGCGCTACCTGCAAGGCCTGCCCGAGGAAAAGGTGATCGCCCGGCTGTATGTGGGGCGGACGACCTACTACACCAAAGAGCTGGAAGCCCTGAGCACCGTGGCAGTGTGTGCAGCGGATGCAGGGCTGCTGCCCGGCGGGCAAATGTCCGGGGTATTTTGAGCGGGCGAGACGTGATAGGCTATTTGCAAAGGCAGGTGAGAGAGTTGGCGAAAAAGCGGGCGTACTGCAAGAACACGGTGGCCGGGAAGAAGCGGGGAAAGAAATACCCGGCGGCGTTCCGGGCAGAGGTGGTAATGGCTATGCTGGGCTCCAACTCCATCTGCGCTGTGGCGAAACGGTACGGCGTGCCGGAATCGACCATTCGCAGCTGGATGAGCGAGGAGGCAGGCCGCAGTGATGCCTTTGCAAAGGCCCGGCAGGAAACCGCGCGGGAGATCGCCATCCGGGCAAGCCTGGGGGTACGGGCACAGGTGACCTTTTTGCAGGGCCGGGCCGCTGAGAGCCAGCGGGCGGCGCAGATCACGGAGAGGCTGCACCGGCGTTTGGACGAGGACACCCGGGCCCGGGACTTTGCCGTGGGCACCCTGCTGAAGGATGACCCGGAGGAGCTGGCGGATGCCACCGAGACCGGGCTTGTGGTGTATGGAGGGGCCGGAACCCGGAACTTGCGGCTCTACGAGGACGAGCGGGACCTGTTAAATGCCGAGCTGGAACGGTACGAGGGCCGGGTGATGAGCGACAAGAACGCGGCCGGTGTGGCCAAGGTGCTGATGGAAGTGGCCGAAAAGGCTGCTGCCATGGCCCCGGCGGAGAGTACCGACAGCGAGAGCGGCCCGCCGATGGTGGAGATCGCGGCAGCCAGTGAGACGGACGGCCAGCAGGAGGTGGAAGTGGATGGCGGCACAGAGGATGCGTGACGGCAGACCGGTGATCTGGTCGCCACAGCCTGCCCAGGCACGGTTCATGCAGCGTACCGAGAACGAAGTGCTGTATGGCGGGGCCGCAGGCGGCGGAAAGAGCGACGCGCTGGTGATCGAGGCCCTGCGGCC